TCCTGGAGCTGCTCCAGGTACTCTACCTGATCCGCCGCGTTGCCCGCCTGAGAGGCCTGCAACAGCTTCATCTTTGCGTACTCTACGCGGGTTGCCTCGTCTTCAATCGCCTTATCTAGCTGTGCAAACTGGTAAGACGCGGCTGTGTTCTCTACCGCAGCAAGTCTTCGAGCAAGTTCTTCATTTTTACGCTCAAGCGCGCTGATTTTATGTTTAGCAGAGGCCTCTCGCTGTTTTGCGAGCTCTTTTTTAAGCCTGCGCTCTTCTCTACGAGCCTCGCGAATTCGTTGCCGATCTTCGTCGGTCTCATCATCCTCGTCGTCATCGCCGTCAGCCTCCCGGGACTCGCTTTCTTCAGCGTCACCAGAGGCTTCAACGTCAGCGTCGGCATCCTTCTCCTCGTTTTTCTTATCTTCAACGAAGGGATCCTCTTCTGTCTCCACGGCCGCCACTACGCTGCCGTCTTCCAGTTCCTTGACCGGAATATTTTTTTCTTCTGCCATCTAAACTTTCTCCAAAGTTAATCAACAAAGGCTTTCATGCGCTGCGCATGTTCAAAGCTGCGGATTCGGCTGATGATTTCGCGGGCCTGGATCGTGATAAATATCACGGGGGCCCCCTCATCGTCGGGGCTAACCACAAATCGGTCGCCGCCGTACTTAATCGTCCGCACCAGGTCACCGACTTTACACCAGGGCCCCTCGGGCCACGGCTCCAGCGTGTCTGGGCTCATGTATGCCAGCGGTCCGATCTGTATAACCTTGGCAACGGTTTCGTTGTACCGCAATGTTGCCTTGGTCTCGTCGACCAGAATAATTCCGCCCTTGCTTGTGGTCTTCTCCCGGCGCAGTTGAACCAGCACCCGGTCTCCGGCCACGTCAATGCCTGGGTCAATGTCCGGAAAACATTCTTTTTCCGTTCTAAGGTCAGGCTCGTGTTTGTGTGAAACGTCAATCGCCATTCGGCAAGCTCCTTCTAGGCTATACAGCCTCGTCATCCTCCGTGAGGATCTCGTCTATCAACAACAAGGCTCGAGAGAGCCCCTCTCCTTTGCCCACAAGTCTTTGGTACTGCTCAAAGTTGTGAACATTCGTGCCAGACGCCAGGGTGGCGTCTAGTATCATCTTTTCTTCTTTGACTCGGCGAATTACCTCGCCAACAATATCTTGCATAAAACAACGTATGCAAGACTAGAGAAAATGCCGCCCTAGTACAGCGAGCCGCTTGTGCCGCGAAGGTTGTTCTCGGGGCCGATTTGGGTTGCGTTTCTCATCTTGGCCTGTGCCGCGCCTTTTTTCCAGTTGTTATCGCGGTGGCTGCCTGACGGGCCTGGGTCAATGTTGCCGCCGTTACCGCCGCCATAGCCGGGCTTGCCGGTCTCTTGATAGGTCTGGCGGAAGCCTTTGAGTTGCTGCTCTGTTGCCATTAGATTGCTCCTTGTGGTGGTTGTTGTTGTGCGTCGATTGCGGCCTGTACCGCCGCAGCCTGCTGCCGAAAGGCTTCTTGCTCTACCGCGATGCCGTGCTTCCTGATGTCTGCGTCCGCCGTGTTGATCGCGTCGATTGCCGACATTGCCTGCTCGTGCTCTAGCTGGCGCTGCATTCCGTCTAACTCTGACCCTACCTGCATAGCCGCAATTCTTTCTCGCGATGCGTTGTTGATGTTGGCCATCGCGATGTTGGTCGCGTTTTTCTGGCTGTCGATCTGGCTCTGGGTCCGATACTTGGTCATAAGCTCGGCGACTTGTTGCTCGAGCTCGGCAACCTTTAGCTGGTAATTTTGCTGGTCGCGTTGGTTCTCCAGCTGCAGTCGCTGCACGGCCTCCTGGGTCTTGCGCTGAGTCTCCGCCATCTGTGTCTTCATCAACACATTTGCGGTTGGATCCATGGCCGCCATTTGCTCCATGGCCGACTGCTTGGCCTGCTGAACCTTTTGCACCAGGCCCATAATCGCAGGCTGTGCGCCTTGGAATGTGACCGCGGCGTCTTGTGACACCATCTCCGCCGCCAGTGCCAGGGCCTTTTGATCCTCCAGGGACAGCGGCTTTTCTTCGTGCAGTCGTAGAACGTCCTGCCCGCCCGCCGCCTCCGCGATGTACCCGCGCATAGACTGCAGGTAGTGCAGCGTGAGGTGTTGCTTAATGTGCTCCAGTGCAAGCGGCGCAAACTGGGGCCCGATTAGGGGGCTGCCACCATAATTGGGGTCCTGAGCATACGCCAAGTGAACCTTGATGTGCGCCAAATGGTCCTGATCCGGGTAGGCCGCCGCGGGGCGGCCCATGGACATTGCTACGTTCTCCAGCGCCGGGTTGGCCTCTTTAATTCCATCCGGATCGGGCAATATCTCACTAATTGCAGGCACTTTTAGCTGCTTCAGAACGCGCCGGTGCGCAGCGCGAAGGTCGTACAACTGCGGCGCGGAGTTAGCCATCTGTAAAATGGCCTGCGCCTGTGCCAGTCGCTGGGTTTCCGAAAAAATATTCGGGTCAGAGACGGGCCTGATGTCGTTGTTTGATGCAAAGTCGCGCACCTCAATCTCGGTGCCCGACTGGTTGTCCATGTCTTCCAGGTACCAGTGATTGATACGGGACAGGATCTTGAATGACTTGGCCTGTGAGCGGTGCAGCCTTGCGTGAATGCTTGAGAACACCTTAGCGCCCTGCTCAATCAACGCCTGGGTGGTGCCCACCGGCGTATTGGCGTTTGCGTCACCGATTTTTTCCTCGGCCGTCGTCACCACGCCCTTTGCGGCTGTGGTTAGCCAACCGAGGAGGTTGTATAAAACACTCGAGGGTTGGTTGAACGGCAACGGCATAGCCAATTTGCGGACGTCGTCCACGCCGGGAGCACCTTCGATCTCTAGAACCTGCGTCGGCTCAATCCGGTCACTCTGTCCAGAAATGCGGCCGCCTTTAAGCTTAAGCATTGTCTGGCTGTTGTTAATGTGTGCTGAATCCAAAAGAGCGCGAAGAGCGCCAGTAAGGGCGGCAGACAAACCACCAATAAGATGAGGAAGCCCAATGGCGTACGCACCACGCCATGGAATAAACTTGAACTCCACCATCCAATCAAGCTTCGTAAAGAGCTCATCCCCGGACTCCCAGTTGCGGTAAAGTGATAGTACCTTGCTGGAGCTGTCATCGATTGTCAAAATGTACGGGGCCCGCTTGCCTTGTGTAATCGGGTCGTCTTCCAGCCTTAAGAAACACGTAATCTCGTACACGCGACGAACGCCGTCGACGTTCTTTTGCGGCACGTTTTTGCCCTCAATTTTATCGTTGGCTTTTTGCGACCTTGTTTGCTCATCCAGCTCAATTGCAGAGACCGTGATGATGTTAATGTCGCGGTACAGCCCGGACTCGATGCGTTGCTTAAACGCGTCTTCCGTAATATCCTGCTGCTCCGTAACCCGCGGCGATGTGTAGAAGTTTGTCGTGGAGTAGGGCAGGAAAATATTGTCGATTGGGATCCACTCGCACACCGGACGGAGCTGTTCCTGATCCCAGCGCCATTTAAAGTACTGAGACCCGCCAAGTGGCAGCTGTGTTAGGATCTGCTCCATCTCATCGCGGTACTCCTCAACCTGCTCCGTGAGCTGCCAGTTAAGGAACTGCGACTTGCGCTCGGCTACTTCCGCGCGCTTGCGGTCTGCCTCTCCCTTTATTTCCGACTTAACAATCCCTTCAGGCGGGAGTAACTCTCGCGAGCTAGACGCCGCGAAGTCGACACAAGCCTCTGCCATAACTGGATGCACAACTTTGGAAGCCCCGTCAAACGTTGCCCCACCTGGCGCATCTTTGCCAAGACCTGTCCTGCGTAGTCCTTCTTCATATTGTTTGTCCCTTTCTTTTCTAGCCTCTCGGTCAACGTCGATGTACTCCAGGTACTCGGTCGCCAAAGAGTCAAGCAGGCCCTCCTCAAACGTCTCCGCCAGGTTTACGTAAAACTCTGGGTTCTGCGAGGGTCCCTCTTTTGGTGTGTAGTTGATAACCACCGAGCCGTCATCGAGTTCAATTACCTCCTCGTCGGACTCGCCCGGCTCAAGGCCAAGCGCGTCCTCGATAAGCTCGATTTCATTTTCCTGCATGACAGACTGCTGAAAGTCCTCGTTCTTTTCCAAATCAAGGCTTCCAAGGTTTGCACCCTGCTGCATTGGCATCATCGGTAGTTGTGGCATTATTTGTAATCTTCCATCACGGATCTGTAGCCCGACGGCGTGTCGCCCGCGGCGGCTGGTGCCGCGGCCATGCCCGCGCCCACTGCCATGGGTCGAGTCCTCGCCGCCTGTAGCGCGCCCTTAGTCGCACGTCTGTAGGGCAGAGCAAAAAGATAATTCATCGGGTCGCCGATTAAATTTGCTAACGTGGCGCCTGTTTGGTACGCGCCACTTTGAGTGTCAGAGTACGGCACAAAACGACCCTGTGGCACACTCATGTACGTCTCATCCGCGAGCGTGGGCTGATACATGCCAAGTTTTTGGCCCATCTCCATGTACCCGCGGGCTGTATCTATCGGCGCGTTACGCGCGCCCATCATAAAATCTCTCATTGACTTTGCCGTCTGCTCATACCCGCGCATGCGCTGCGGCGTGCGGTTTGACACGGCGAGCTCCGCCTCCATGTCTCGCGCAGACTTCATCTGCCCGCCGTCTTTTTTAGCCGGCGTGATGCCCCTAGAAATGTCTAGCTCGTGCTGGAGGTATTGCGGGTACTCTGACGGCGGCCGCTCGAGGTATCTTTCCTCGACGCCTTCCGTGCGCGCCCGGTTTCTCCAGTCGGCCATGCCGCGAGCAGTGCTGGGACGCTCCCCCACGATGGCGGCTCCGACCTCACCGTATTGGTGCCTGGCCGGGTTAAATTCTGCGATGATAATATCGAGCTCTTCATCTGTCGGGTAGCGCTTGTTGCGCGCAAAAAATTCCGCCTTTAGCTTGTCGATCAAGGGCGTCTTGCCGGACGATAACTTAGCGTTTTCAATCGCGGTCGACATCCTCGCCATGTAGTCCGCGGATGGCGTAATCGAGGACTGCATCTCTTGCGGAATAGACTCAAGGGTCCCAGCCTCTTGAGCCTTCTCAATATTTTTTACAACGTTCGGGTCGTTGATGTCCTGCACCTTAGGCCGCAGGTACGTCCCCTTTACGCCACGTCCAAGCATTGCCTGCGACAAAAACTGATCCGGCACGTTTGGGTTTATTAAATTTGGATCTGTGGCCAGCTCGTAACGAGCCCGCGGCGCCGCCGAGATTCCGGTCCTTAACCCGCCGGTCGGTTTGCTTAACGACTGGATGTGATCCTTAAGCGCCTGCACCTCTTCAGCCGGCGGCTCCTTGCCGTACAGTTTTTTGTACCTGGCGATCGCGTTTGCAATTTGTTTGGTAAACTGCTCTACAGCTACCTGCTTGCCCCCGGCCATGGCCGGCACGCCTGACATCTCCAGTAACATCTCGCGCGGTGATTTAATCGGGTTCATTATTGTGGTGTCTCCCTAGCACCACTTATGCACAAAGACGACAATGCTCGCCCTAGACCGCGTATGGGTTGTAACGCTGCCGTCCACGGTCGTCCGCGTAGTCGTAGTCCCTAACCGGCAGCGGGTCTAGCTGGATCCACCCCGAGTCGCGCAAGACTCTTAGGGACTGAGACAGCGCGTCCACGTAGTCGTCGTGCCCGCCGGACTCGGGGAACGCGCAGACCTGGCGCAAGAATCGCTTGGCCCACTCGGCAAACTCTCCCTGCTTTTTTGTATCCTCCGGTATGTAGACCTTACCCTTGGCGATCAGCGGCGCCACGATGTTGATACGCTGCACCTTATCCGCGCGGCCTGGGTTGTACGCGCGCACCGGCACACCCGCCCCCTGTAGCTCCTGAATTAGCGATATGCCGGCCGACTTATCCTCCATGAGAATCAGGTCCGCCTTCCTCCCCTTGGCGAACGTATTGTCCGCGCCGTACACGACCTCCTTAAAGTCGGCGATTACCTTCTTTCGCAGCTCGGGGTATGACAGGTGCGCGTCCCACGCGTCCAATAAAATAATGCACGTGCCCTTGTCCTGGTTCTCAAACACGCCCCACACCTCGCACGCCGTCGGGTCGTTGTGAGTCTTCTCTGAGGTGGCCGGGTCGTATGACGCGATCACGTACTCCAGGGTCGGCGTTTCCTTTTTGGACGGCCACATCTTAAACCACTTGCGCTTTATAATGCCGGCATCTTCTGGGTTTAGGATCTCCCCGTAGATCTCCTGCTTTCCAAGGTCGGTGCCCTCGTACGTCTCCAGCTGCTTAAAAAACGTGGCCGATAGGTTTTGCTTGTTGTCATACGACGACGCGTTCACCACGTACACGTCCCCGCCGACCTTGCCCTCGTTTAGGTCGACGATTAACTCTTTTGGTTTTGGCGTGGTGGTAACGATCTGCTGCACGCGCTCGATGTCGTTGTGCCGCAAACGCAGCGTAAACTGCACCTGGTCATACGCGTCGTCGATGTACTCAAACGCGCAGAGCTCGTCGAACCAGGCGCCGTGAAACTGCTTGCCTCGGTACCGCTCTGGCTCGGAGCCCGGTATGCCCTGTATGAGCGAGCCGTTTATCAGCGTAATTTCAAAGAGCGACTTATTGTAGTCCTGGATTAGCGAGTGTGGGATCACGTTTAGAAGCCCCGAGTCGCCCTCAAAGCACGTCGCCCGGATGTCGTTTGAGGTCGGCGCCGTGACAAGCCAGCGCGTGCCAGGAAATTTCCACGCCCTGAGCCCGATCCAGTGACTCGCCGTGTACGTCTTACCCGATCCACGGCCGGCGAGCATTAAAAACGTGTCGTAGTTGCCATCTTCCGGCTCTCTTTGGTGGGCGAGCGCCGAGATCTCCCACTTTACCTGCCACAAAGCCGCGTCTAGCTGCGGCTTTGGCCAGTGCTTGTTGTTTTTTGCAAAATCCGCGAGGATTTTTTCTTGTTTTTTGCTCAACATACTGAGATAAATCCCTCACCGGCTAAAAATTGCTCGTTTGTGATGATGTGCGCGCACTGTCGGGGCTTAATTTTGTCAATCCCGACCAAATATCGCCTAGAAAACGCCGTATTTTTGTTTGTGTACGAAAAACTAAGCCTAAACCCCGGCTTGTCGTCCCTCTTTTCCATCTTTGTCTTGTACCCCAGCGACTCAACCAACATCTGTGCGCGCCTTGCCGTGCCCCAGTGGCTCCGTGTCACGCTAAATCTGTCCACGCCGGGAGATTTTTTAAAAAAACCCGAGTCGATCAGCCCCTCCAGCAGCTCGATCCTCTGCTCCGGCGCGCTTTCGATGTAGTAAAACGGCAGATCGTTTGGTATCAAGGCGTCGGCAAACAGAAACGAGTCCTTAACCGAGGGCCGAAACTCGATGTAGTTCCTCCCCTTGCCGAACACCTTGCCCGCCACGACCAGGAAACCATGCTGCCTGAGCCGCTTGTTTATTTTCTGCACGTTTTCCTTGGCCACCACGTGCCTCTTAGTCCGGGTCATGGACCCAAACCACGCGCCGAATACGTACGGCTGGACCGGCAGGTCTCGCCAGGGGTACGCAACGGGCGAGCAGTTCTGCACCGACCATATCTTGCGGTTGTTCTCAAACACCAGGGGCTTGTTGTGCAGGTCCTTCACACGCCGCATCCTAAGCGGGCTTCGGTTTGGCTTGGCGTACTTCTTGCCGCGGTTCTTTAGCCACTCCGATAGGTTGTCCCTGTATACCTTGTCCTGCAGCGGCAGGGTCATGTGCCTGTCCCCATCCAGGGACAGCCCATCGTCAAAGTGTACCCGAAAGCATGGGTCGGCCATGTAGGCCTGCACCGACTTGACCTCTTGGGGCGTCCCTAATTGCGTGAACACCAGGTCGCCCTCCCGCAGGTCAATCGCCCGCCTCCAGCCGTCAGGGGTTGGTACCGGTGTCTGTGCCGCTATGCCCATGCCGCCTGACTCGTTTTCTTTTCCGGTCGCCCTCCAACGCTCGACCCGACGCCTCGGGCGAGAGCCAGATCTCCTTGAAGTACCCGTCAAGCTTCTTTTTGTTTGTGTAGGCAAAAAAGATAAACCCATCCAGCCTGGCATCTCCACGCCGGAAGTGTTTCCCCGTCGCCGGATTTACTCTTCGCATCTCTATCCTCCATATACCAACTGATGCAAATTCCAGTCTCTATCCGCCTCTCCAGCTGTCAAGGGTGGCAAGGGTGGCAAGGGTCTAAGTGAGGTCGCTTCCAGGTTTTTATTTTTATTTTTTAAAAAATAAAAAATAAATGAGATAGACCCTTGCCACCCTTGCCACCCTTGACACTTAGGACAAAAAAGTTAATAAAATCAAGCACTTAACACTTTCGTCTCTATACCGATTTCTTTATACTTGACCCTTGACAGACCCTTGACACCCTTGACACTTTTGCATAAAAACAACAAGTTATCCACAGGTTATCCACAGATTTGCATTCTGTCTCTATCCGGTATCTGTCCCTAATTAATCTGTCTCTATACCTCTTTATGTAGAAAAAAATAAAAAATTGGCGACTTAAAAAACTCGGGATCTGGCTGGGGCCCACCCCCGCCCCTCTCGACAGGACCCTAATTGGGGTGTCCCTATTTAGCGAAGACCCCGTCATGTTGCACTGCACGATGAGAATGATTCTCATTTGCAATTAGGCTCACAGCCCGATGTGAGCGCTCACTAACATGTTGCAGTGCAGCAGCCCCCAGTGTGCGCTCACTAACATGTTGCGGTGCAGCACCCCCCAGTGTGCGCTCACTAACATGTTGCGGCGCGGCAAATAGGTTAGTGTGCGCTCACTAACATAGAGGCAGGCCGGCAAGTGTGCGCTCACTAACATGTTGCGGCGCGGCAAATAGGTCAGTGTGCGCACACTAACATAGAGGCATGCAAGAATCGTGCCGAAGCAAGAAACGTGCCAGAATGCAGGCCCGCCAAAATGGCCTACAAGGGGATATCCACAGGGGCCGAATAGTAACGTAAGCAATTAAGAGGGAAGGGCACCATGGGCCCATGCGCACGCGACAAATAGGGGACGGGGTAAAGCGGATTTTTAGAATTGTGCCCAAAACGGACACGCCAAAAAAGTACCCTCAAAAAACCAGTATAGTGAGACAACACAACGGAGGATCTCACCATGCGCATCACCACCAAGCAGGCCACGGCCATCATCAAGCAGGTAGCAGACGAGCACAATATCCAAGACGCATTCGACCTATTCGACGCGAGCTACATCGAGCACCTTGTAACCCGCATCAATCAGCGACCAATGCCGGCCGGCTATACCCGCGACGAAATATTCGCAATGTGGGTCTGCGACGACCTCGGCGTGCTCGATTGTTGGGATTCGACACAGCGTCGCCAACAGCAGATGGACGCGCGCTGATTCAGCATCACTGACGAGGCCTCAATGGCCGAAACCCCGGCGACGGGGTCTGATGCAACAACACGGAGCAAAACACCATGCACAAAAAACCCAAAACCCTGCTGTCGATCGACACGAATGCCAAGACCGTTAAGGGCCAGACCCTCGGGTTTCTGACCGGCATTCTGTACTTAGCGCCGGCCGACCTATCCGGCCACAACGTATGCGCGACGGCCGAATTGGCCGGCTGCAAGGCAGCGTGCCTGTTCACGTCCGGGCGCGGCGCCATGTCATCAGTGCAGGCAGCGCGCCTTAATCGCACGCATTTTTTCTTCGAGGACCGCGCGGGCTTTATGTCGCTGCTGGTCGAAGACATCGAGCGCCTGATTCGTCGCGCTGCGCGTCTCAATATGACGCCACTGGTGCGCTTAAACGGCACGTCAGACATTCGCTGGGAGACGATCCGCTTCGACCATACGTTCGCGAATGGCAAGGCGCGTGGCGTGACACTGTTCGAGCTATTCCCCGAGGTGCAGTTTTACGATTACACGAAGCTCAACAATCGGCGCGACGTACCGGCGAATTATGACCTCACGTTTTCATACTCCGGCGTCGCAGCGTTTCGCGAGTATGCGCAGCGGGCCATTGATAACGGCATGCGCGTGGCCGTCGTTTTCCGCACGCGTGAATCGATCCCCGAGACGTTTCAGGGCATGCGCTGCATTGGCGGAGACGATTCCGACGTGCGCCACCTCGAGCCCAAGGGTGTCGTCGTCGCGCTCTACGCCAAGGGCCAAGCGAAACGCGACGGCAGCGGATTCGTGATCGACACGGCGCAGCGCGTGATCCCGATCAAGCTCGCGGCATAATTGAGCACTGCTGATGAGGCCTCAATGGCCGAAACCCCGGCGACGGGGTCCAGTGCAACAACACAGGAGCAAAACACCATGGCACAGAAAATTATATGGCCGGAGTCTAAGGGCCAATCGTCAGAGAGCGAGGCAAACGATTGCACCGTGAGGGCCCTCGCCAATGCAGCCGGCTGGGCATACTCGGAGGCACACGCGCTGCTGTCGAAACACGGCCGTCGATTCAAAAAAGGCGCGCCGTTTTCGGTCTACCATAGGGCCTACCTCGAGGCAGGCATGTGCCTGCTGGGATTGTACGGCTGCACGAGACGGGCACGAGGCGCGGCCGGCGTCGCGGCACAGACCCCGGGCCCGGGCATGACCCTCGAGACGGCCCTGCGCCGCATGCAGGCCGGCCGGTACGTCGTGCTGATCACGGGCCACGCGCTCGCGGTCGTCGACGGTAAAATCGTGGACCGTGGAGGCACGCGCGCCGGGTCTCGGGTCTTCGCGATATATAAAGCACCCTCAAAAAACCAGTAAGATACCAACAACACGGAGCGCACCATGGACTATAAAACGATCGCATTCGCAGTGACAAACGGCAATTATTCGCACGACAGCATCGCGCTGGCCATCCGGGCCCTCGAGATCCTCGACTGCCCGGCCGAGACGATCCAAGAGATTGACGACATGCTGTACCGGCTGCGGCCGGCCAGCACTGCTGATGAGGCCTGAGTGGCCGAAACCCCGGAGACGGGGTCCAGTGCAAAACAACACGGAGAAACCGCCATGGGTCAGGCAATGTACAGCGAAAGCGCTTACGCCGACGCTATTAAGCGCAACATCATGCGCAACGCGTTCACCACCTTTAAGCGCACTTTTGAGCGCGCCGAAGAGGTGGCAAACTTTTTGGAATCCTACCTGCCGGAGCGCGGCCACGAGCCGTCGAAATTTTTAGAGTCGATGGCCTGCGCCCTGCTGCGCGACTATGGCAAGCTGACCCCAAAGCAGTACGAGGCGGTCTGCCGATCCATCGACACGCAGGCAGAGCGAAAAGCAGCGCGCGTAGCAGCGATCGAAGAGCAACGCGCACGCTCGCAGCACCTTGGCGTCCCGGCCGAGCGCCGCGAGTTTACGCTCCACGTCGATAAGATCATCGAGGTGGCCGTCAAACAGTTTTCATACTACAGCCCCAGCACCGCGCTGCTATACCTGATGCGCGACGCCGACGGCAACCGAGTGGTGTATAAAACCACTGGCAACATGCTGCTCGACGATCGTTTCCCCGCCGAGGGCGACACCATCACCCTCAAGGCCACGATCAAGTGCCACGAGGAATACAAGGGCGAAAAGCAGACGATTATACAGCGCGCCAAGCTGCTGTCGTTTGCCTGAGAGTGCAGCGGCCAGGGTTCGCCCTGGCCAGTACACTTTCAACAACACGGAGAAAACACCATGCAATCAAGACCCCTATACACCATCGCGGCAGAGATACGGCGCTCGTGGCCTAAGGTTTACTTCGGCGCCGCGCCGTACCTCGAGGCCATGGGCTCGCTCAATAGCATCGAGGACCGCTACGTGCTCGACGACGCGCGCTCGATCGTGCGGTATTTCTTGGCGAATGCCTCGACGTACCGCGGCGAGCAGGCCAAGGCAATTAAGGCAGAATTAAAGGCAATGCTGTAAACCACAACACAACAGGAGCACACACCATGTGGACGTTAGTAGATAGCCAAAACAATCCAGTGAAACCCGGCGCGACGGTTACGTCATTTCGCGGCGAATCCGCAACGTTAAAAGGAGGGCAGCCACCACACCATGCTGGATCGACCGGACGTGTGTGGACAACGGCGGGTGAATATTTTCCCTCTGTTTACAATTTGAAATGGATCAGCACTGCTGATGAGGCCTAAGTGGCCGAAACCCCGGCGACGGGGTCCAGTGCAACAACACGGAGAAAATCACCATGTACACAATTCACCCCTACCGCAAAACGAGCGACGGAAAACTCGAGCGCTGCGACCATTGCCTGTCAGACTTTTTTAGAATCTGCCGCGTCGAAAAAGACGGCACCGAGACGGCACTGATTGACTATGATTTCGATGATTCGGTCGAAATGGTCGCGCAGTGGGCCAATGCCTCGCGGGAGCTAGCGCGCCTGCAAAAAGCACCCTCGAAAAACCAGTAAGACACCACAACACGGAGAACGACACCATGCAATATCTAATCATCAGCACCAAGGGGCCCGAGGGCTGGGCCCGGTCCAAGATCACCCCGACAAACAGCCCGCTGCTGAACGCATTCGAGCGCGACTGGCTGCAGTGGATGCGCCAACACGGCGAAGACGTGGTGACCGTCGGCGATACAATCGTCCAATTGAAGACACTCGAGGGGAGCGTAGCATGATGACACCATACAGAGCGGTAGCCCTCGCGGAGGGCTTCGAGGAGGGCAGCGAGGAGGAGATCATCGCGGCCTGGCAGCACCTGATCGACACCGGGCTCGCGTGGTCCCTGCAGGGCTCATTCGGCCGGCAGGCCCGGGCCCTGATCGAGGAGGGGATCTGCCATGGGTGAGTCGCTGCTATTAATTGGTCTGACCCTCATTGTGCTGATCATGCGGCCGTGGGACCTAGACTAAAAAGCACCCTCAAAAAACCAGTAAGATACCAACAACACGGAGCACGCCATGCAATCAATCAACGACATTTTCGACTCGTACTTTGCCGATCAGGCCAAGCTGGCCCGGGAGTGGCACGCTCGCGCCGAGGCCCGTAAGCAGGCACGCGCCGAGCACGACGCCGGCCTGCACACGTGCGGCTACCCGCCGCCGGCCAAAACCGACGGCTGGTACAGCGTCGAGCAGTACGCAAAAGACAGCGCCGCCGGCCTGTCGACCGAATAATTACAACAGGAGCACACCATGACAACAGACTTTTACACACGCGCGCTCGGGCTGTCGCTCGAGGAGATGCAGGCCCAGTTTAACTATCGCGTCGAGCAGGGCGAGGACCCGCTGATGATCGCGGCGTCGATCCTATCCGACGCGCAGGAGCTTATCGACGTGCGGGACAAGACCCGCACCAAACAGGCGATCAACAGAGCAAAGTGGGTACTATTTGAACTTCAAGACAGTAAACGTGAGACGGAGGCATGACCATGACACAGAAAGTAAAACCAATCAGCATCTCGGTAATCGCCGAGATCAACCTGACCGCCGACGACTGGTCGCTGTACGGAGAGCCGGGTCGCGAAGAGATCGCGGCCAAGATGAACCGCGAGGTCGAGCGCCTGCTGGCCGAGGGCAAGATTGGCGGCCTCTACAAGGCCCTCAGCATCGGCCGGAAGTGGGGCGCCACGGACAGCGAGGGATACCACGCCCTGGCCTACATCGTCGAGTCCCTGGGCTTTGAATACGACAAGGTGATCTGACATGAGCAGAAACAGAATCAAGGCCCTCGAGCAGACGCTCGAGATGCTTTACCACGGGCAGCGGGTTCTCGAGTCCCTGCCCGGCGAGTTATCCCCCGAGCAATCCGCACAGTGGGATAAACTCGAGGAGCGCATCAACGAGATGAAGCACAGGATCGACATGGCTTACTACGAGGAGACAACACCATGAAAATTATGATCAAGCTTAAGTACAACGAGGACATCGACCCGCAGGACGACGAGGGCCGGTCGATCGTGGAGTACTATTTCCCGCCGCACGTGCTCGAGTCCCTGGCCATAATGCTAGGCGCCGATCGCATAGAGATGGAGGTCGAGCCAGAATGACCGCAATCGCCACAAAATTCGTCTCAGCGGGGCTCGGACAGCCCGGCCGTATCGTTGCCTATAACCCAGTCACCGGAGCCTCTGTAAGCCTGCCGTATGAGGCCAACGCGGAGCTCTTCTCATCGTGCGCAGCGGCGGCCAACAAGTACGCCAAAAACCACGGCCTGCAGGGTAAGTATGTGAGCGCTCACTTAACTAACCCGAGCGGCTACCTGTTTACCAAGATCGACGGCGCGACAGACGTGGTAAGCTTCGGATAAAACCACCCTGAAAAAACCATTAGATTACCAACCATAAAAAAGGAGCATCACCATGAAAACATCACGCGAGCTAGCACAAGAGATCGAGCAGTCGACGGGGTTCGTAACCGTCACGTTTCGCAAGAAGGACGGCACCGTCCGCAAGATGAACGCGCGGGTCGGCGTCACGAAGCACTTAAAGGGCGGCGTCTCGCTGCTGGACCCAAACCAGTACGTCACGGTCTGGGACGTGCAGAAAGAGGGCTACCGCGCAATCAACCGCGACACCATCATCGAAGTGAAGGGGGTCTAACGTGGATAACGTAGAGATTTTATACGACCCCGTCGATGGCTTCTTGGTGGAGTACGGCACAAGCTCGGAGCACTTCACCATCGAGGACTTCGGCACCACGTCAGCGGCACGACGCGCGGCTAGTGAATACGCCGAGGATCTAGCCAGGCGCTACAATGCGCAAATAGTGAGCGAGGAGTAAGCCATGAACGAAAAAGTCGAGCTTGTGATTTACACGGCCGTCATTGTGATCGTCGGGTGCCTCGGCACCATCTCCGTGATTAGGCTATTCCAATGATGCAGGCACTCGGAGGTTTTTTAATGCTGGTGGGGTTCCTGGCGCAGGACCAGGGCACATCGTGGGAGGGCATAAAGATGATATTTCTAGGCGCGATTTTATTCGCGGGAGGGATCTGGTTTGCGAGGAGATAAGACGGCGCTGTCAGACTTTATCCGGGGCCTGTATCGCTACCCTGTCCTGTCCAAGGAGGAAGAGGCGCGCCTCTCCAAGATGGTGCAGGCCGGGGACAGGGCCGCGCTCGATAAACTTGTACGGCACAACCTTAGGTTTGTGGTGTCGGTCGTGAAAGAGATGCCATCGTGGCACCATGGGGGCGTGCCGTTCGAGGACCTGCTGGCCATGGGAAACGAGGCGCTGCTGCAGGCGGCCAGGCGATGGGTGCCGCGTAACGGCGCGCGTTTCGCGTCATACGCGCGGCCGTTCATCGTCAAGGGGGTCAGGAGGGCCCTTGACAATGAGGGGCTGATGATCAGGATCCCGGTGAACATGGCCGAGGAGATCCGGCGCATGAAGTACACGGAGCGCGTGCTCACCCAGGATTTAAAGCGAGAGCCGAGCGCCCAGGAGGTGGCGGACAGGATGAAGATACACGCCGGCAGGGTGTCGGAGCTTAGGGAGGTGATGTCCCGGGAGCCGTCGTCCCTAGAGGCGTACAACCAGGAAAAATTTAAAGAGGAGAGCGAGGAATGAAGGCCATCCAAAAGGAGATACACGACGACATGGGAAATTTAAAGGTTATCGAGGTCACCGACGCCGAGACCGGCGGGCACGTGGCAGATTTTTTGTGGGACCGCCGGGACGAGCAGACCCCGGAGAACAGGACCAAATTTAGGGAGTGGGTGCAGATGTGGATTGACCAACGACTTGAAAGGAAGAACCGTGCAGACTAGACAGGAGCTGATACTCGACTTTATGAAAATCCTGGCGGGCAGCCAGGTGTACAAGGAGCTGCATGACGAGCTCGATGAGAGCCTCGCCGCCAGGAAGATTTATCTCGTAGCGGCAAAACTTGCCGACACTTTTCTTGAATTCCAGGGCTAAACCCCAACTTGTACGGACAATTGTCAAGGGTGGCAAGGGTGGCAAGGGTCTAAGTGAGGTCAGTACCAGATATTATTTTTTATTTTTTATTTTTAAAAAAATAAATAGAATAGACCCTTGCCACCCTTGCCACCCTTGACACTTGGAAGAAAAAACTCAATGAAATCAATGACTTACGTGTTTCGTCTTTATACCGATTTCTTTATACTTGACCCTTGACAGACCCTTGACACCCTTGACAACGTGACAAACTACTTTAACTTCACTTGCTAACTATATGACAACAAAGCCAAATTCTATTCCGGTGTGTTTTGAGGACATACCAATGACCCTAAAGATGATCCCGCGGTGGGTCATGTGGCGCTTCGTCGAGGTGGGCGACGAGGAGAACCGCCGCTGGTCCAAGCTGCCACTACAGACAAACGGACAGTCCGCCTCGTCCACCAACCCCAAGACCTGGACGGACTTCCTGACCGCCCAGAATGCCTACCAGAGCGGCCGATTCGACGGCGTCGGGTTCGTATTCGACGGAAGCGACGACCTGGTGGGTATCGACCTGGACGACTGCATGGACCCGGCCACGGGGCTATTTACCAACCCGGCGCTCGAGTCCATATTCACATCCACCGAGGGCTACAAGGAGATCAGCCCGTCCGGGACGGGCGTGAAGATATTCACGCGCACCGACCTGCAGTCGGCCCACGTAGACCACGACAAGGGGCTGGAGGTCTACCCACGCGGCCGATACTTTACGGTAACGGGCCGCGTTCTGTCCGGCGCCATACCCGACCATAAAATTGATCTGTCCCCATTTATCCCCGAGCGCACCATCCGCAAGTCGGGGGACGACTTCGCGGACTACAGCCCGCCGGTGGAGGGCTACGACCTCGCCAGGGTGGAGGGCGAGATTCTCACGCAGATAGACCCGGACTGCGGGTACACGGACTGGCTGCGCGTGGGCATGGCCCTGCACCACCAGTTTAAGGGCGACGTGGAGGCGCTCGAGCTCTGGGACAGGTGGTCGTACCAGGACGGGAACTGCGCGGCGTACACGGCCAATGCGTGCGACCGTAAGTGGCAGACGTTCTCGGGCGGCGGGGCGACGCTGCGCACGCTGATCTACCAGGTCAACCTGACAAAAAAGCAAGAGGCGCTGGAGCGTGGCGAGATCATTCTCGACCCGGCGCCGATGACCCACGCGCGGCAGTTTCTTGACTCGCTGTTCACCAGCGAGGAGGGCGTGCAGCTGGTGCACTACGCCGAGGACTGGTACCAGCACAAGGGCACGCACTACGAGATGATGGAGGAGGCCACGATCAGGGCGGCTCTGTATAAATTCTTGGACATGTGCAAGAAGACGGACCGCAGGGGTAACCTGATCCCGTTCGCGCCGACGCCGGCGTCTGTCTCGGCCGCGCTCGACGCGACCAAGGCGCTCGTGCACCTGGAGAATCACCCGAACACCAAGCCGCCGGTGTGGCTGTCGGGGTACGCGCAGAATAAGCCCGAGGCCTCCAAGCTTATCAGCGTGGCCAACGGGCTGTTTCACCTCGAGGAGTCGGTGCTGCTGCCGCACACGCTGGGGTTTTTCACGCAGAACAGCCTACCGTTCTCGTACGACCAGAACGCGCTGTGCCCGGTGTGGGAGGAGTTTTTGCAGCAGCTCTGGGGCCACGATCAGCAGTCGATCGACTGCCTGCAGGAGATGTTCGGGTACATACTGTCCGGGGACACACGGCAGCAAAAGTTTTTTAATATCATAGGCCCGCGCCGATCAGGCAAGGGGACGATCAACAAGGTGCTGGTGGCGCTGCTGGGGCAGCACAACACCGTCGCGCCGGAACTGGGAGAGCTCTGTGACACGTTCGGACTACAACCGTGGCTTAATAAATTACTTGCGTCGTTTACGGACGCGAGGGCTCCTGAGCGAAATCGCAATGCTGTTGTTTCTCAGCTACTGCGTATTGTTGGCGGGGATACTGTTACTGTAAACCGCAAAAACAAGGAGGCGTGGAATGGGTACCTACCGACCAGGATCGTGATCTACTCCAACGAGGTGCTGCAGCTCACGGAGAACTCGAACGCGCTCACCGGCCGCATGGTGGTGTTGCGGATGACCAAATCGTTTTACGGAAAGGAGGACACGGATCTTGCCGATAAACTTATGGCCGAGCTCTCGGGGATCTTTAACTGGTCAATGGTGGGCCTGCACAGGCGCCTCGCGCGCGGCGGTAGGTTCCTGCAGCCGGAGAGCGCGCTGGAGCTGCTGCACGTCATGGAGGAGCTATCCAACCCGATCGGGGCGTTTTTTGAGGACGTGCTGGTGCTCGACCCCGAGGGTGAGGTGGACAAGGACGACCTGTTCACCGTGTTTAAGAAGTGGTCGCACGCCAAGAACATAAACTACGGCACCGACCTGACGTTCAAGCGCCGGTTCCTGGCCGCCACGCAGGACAAGCCGATCACCGCGGCGCAGTCCAGGGCAGATGGAAGGCGCACAAATGTGTACAGAGGCATTAAACTAACCGACAAGGCGCAGGCCTACGTCGACAGCTTGGGTGAATTTAAAGAGGAGATATTCTGATGAGACGCAAAGACTGGGAACCAAAGGTAGATGACTGGGTGTACAACACGCACACGAAAGACACCGGGTGCGTACGTAGCGTGCAAAACGGCAGGGTAAAGATGGTGGTGCCCCGCCCAGAGTGGCCATTTCCAACGTGGCTGGTGTGCGACATCGACGTGCTGATCCCGGCCAAGATGCCAAAGCCGCCAAAAACCGACGCTATGAAAGAAGTGGGAGAGGCGCTGCTATGAAAGAAATAAAACTGTTAGTAGACTACGAAAGTCTGACGGAGCTTGTGTACGAAAATTTGAAAGAGGCGCGAAAGTGGCTCAAGAAAGATTTAAAGAATTACGAGCGCGTTCCTGTCTTTTCGCAAGACCAGGAAGAAGACGCGCGGGAGATTAAAAAGTACATAGAGGCGCTAACCATCTCAATGAAGTACTTCGGCAAATGAAAGGAAAAACCATGCACGCAGAAATCGAGCAAATCAAGAAGGCAATTAACGGGCTGTGGGCCAAGTCGCTGGCATTCGTGCTGGCCCTTGTGCTGGGCTTTCTGGCCGGCAAGCTGACCACGCAGTGGGACATCATGGACGACTGCAAGTACATCAACAGCTTTCGGATCAGCACCCAGGCATTCTCATGCCAGCGGAGGATGTGATGACAGACCGTGAACTAATGCAGATGGCGTTAAGAGCACTTAAAAATGCCTATTCGTTTATTCCAATGAAAATGATGGAAAAACACTTACAAGCGGAAACTGCCCTGCGTGACCGACTAGCGCAGCCTGAACCGGAGCCTGTGGCGATTGGTGAAGAATGGAAGCCATGTGTAAAGTTGCCAATTGTTGTTCATGTACGAGAACAGCGCAAAGGAGAAACCCACGTCAGCACACGGGAAGGTATTACGCCAGTCAGAGAAGATGATTTGATTATGCGTGGTGTGGCTGGAGAGGAATATCCAATCGGTCGTGAACTATTTAATCGCACTTACACATTTGACACCTTACCACCAAAGCGTGAATGGGTTGGGCTGACGGATGAGGAAATAGATACCGCTGTGAAGTCGTGCAACACGGTAGATACCTACAAGTATTTTCGTGCCATCGAAGCTAAATTAAAGGAGAAGAACACATGAAAATAATACTTGCATGTGGCGCCTTGATCGCGTTGCTGTGGATCGTGATCGACGGCAAGATAGAGAAGGCACACGCCGAGGGCTTTACGGTCGGCATGCGATACGCGCTTAACACCAACCCGCCGTCTAATGAGCTTGAGAGCGCCTGCCTGAGCCTGTGGGCCACGCAGCAGAACAAAAAACTTATGGAGAAAAACAAATGGAAATTATCAACTTCCTGGTAATCATCTCGGTCGTTGTTGTGCTAACCATTATGCGGGGGATGCATGAAGATAAAAGTCAGCGGCGTTCCGTACGAGGTTAATATGAACCACGAAATCGAGGCATACGAGGGCGAGCTCAGGGAGCTCAGGGCCAAGAACGATATCGTCAACCACCCGCCGCACTATAAATCAGGCGGCGTCGAGACCATCGACTTTATAGAAGCCAAGCGCTTGGGTTATCACCTGGGCAACGTGGTCAAGTACATATCCCGGGCCGGCATCAAGTCACACTGCCCGCTCGAGGATCTTAAAAAGGCGCGGTGGTACCTGGACCGCTACATAACCAAAATGGAGGAGCACAATGAGCGCGTTTGATAAAGTATTGGAGGACATCACCCCGCGGTGCGTGGACATGCACCAGCACTTCCCCACGCTGCGCCGGCTCGCAAGCGAGTGCCAGTCGTTTATTGAGATGGGCGTGCGCGGCGCCTGCTCCGTGTGGGCGCTGTCGGCCGGGCTGGCGGACTCCGAGGCGCCGGATAGGTGGATGATCTACATCGACATCGGGCCGTGTCAGAGCCACGCGCTCGAGAAGATGTGCGAGGAGCACGGCATCAAGCCGCTGTGGATCCAGGAAGACAGCCGCACCGTCTCAACCCCGCCGACCGACCTGTTGATGCTAGATACTTTGCACACGTATAATCAGCTCACTGACGAGTTAACCCGACACCATCAGTGGACCAACAAGTACATAGTCATGCACGACACGGAGGCGCCCTGGGGCATGCAGAACGAGGCAAACGACGGGTCACAAAAGCAGGGGCTGCGGCACGCGGTGCTCGATTTCTTGCTGGCGCACCACGACGAGTGGAGGGTCAAGGAACATCACGCCTATAGCCACGGTCTAACAATACTGGAGAGGATCAAACACCATGAGTGACGGCGGCAAGGGGTCGGCGCAGAGGTTCATAGAGGACTGGGCGAGGTTTGAGAAAAACTGGGATGAGATTTTTAGGCCGAAGATGAAGTCGCCGTGCGTGGAGTACTGCATGCTCGACTTTGAAAAACAGCGCTGCGATGGGTGTAAACGCACGCTCGAGGAAATAGAAAACTGGCGTGAAATGCCTGACGATAAAAAACTGGCACTTATAGAAGAGCTAAAAACAAGGGAGTAGGGATGGGCAAAAACTGGGGCTATTACCACGTCGACTGCGGGCACTTCCCCGCGGAAATAAAGCTGTGCTTCTCAAACGAAATGTTTCAGCGGGTGCTAAAAGATCATGGCATCACGTACAAGGCCACCGCGCTAGACGAGGGCATAGCCGAGACGCATTACGTCACGGACGGCAAGATGGGCGTCATCGTGATGGTGTTTGACCTAAAAGAATGTGTGGACGAGGACCCGGCGTACTTGGCCGGGGTCATCGCGCACGAGGCGACGCACTGCGTGTGCCGCGTGTTTGAACACATCGGAGAAGAACCCGACGAGATCGGGGAAGAATCAAGGGCGTACCTCACCGAGCATATCGTAAAACAATTAACAACCGGTATTCGGATGGAGATGGAAAAGGATGCTCGAAAAGAAAATAGAACAACATCTAAACAAAAGGGTAAAGGAGCTCGGGGGGCTGACGTACAAGTGGATCAGCACGGTGACGGGGGTGCCGGACAGAATAGTGATAATCAACAAACGCCTGCACCTGGTGGAGCTAAAAACAAAGACGGGAATGTTGTCCGCAAGACAAAAGATAGTGTTTCAGGAGCTTGAGCGCCATGGATATCCAGTCACAATCCTTAAATCAAAAGAAGAAATAGATGAATTTATTTCAAAAATATAAATATGGGATCACGCACAAAAAGTATTGGCAAACTAAGCGCGGACATATGTCTAGATTTATGGCAAAAGTGAGGGAAAGAGCTAAAGAAAAAAATCTTCCAAATGATTTAGACATAGATTTTTTGGAAAGCATAGCTACGGAAAAGTGTCCGGTGTTCGGAATAACTTTTGTGTGGGGCCAAACTGGAAACGGAAGGGACGATAAATGGGGCCCCTCTCTTGATAGAGTGATTCCTGAGTTGGGATATGTAAAAGGCAACGTGGTTTTTATTTCTGTTCTTGCAAATAATATAAAACAAAACGTAACGGAAAAAGAATTGTACGCGGTGGCCGACTGGCTGCACGACAAACGAAAGGAAGTATTAAATGCTCTCAAGGACAAACATACATAGCTACCAGGAGCGGGCAATACAGCTGTCAAAGACTACGCCGCACGTTGGCCTGTTCATGGAGCCGGGCCTGGGTAAAAGTGTTACAGCTCTGACTATTATCAGGGAGAGCTCGTCTGGGCCGACCCTAATAATTGCGCCTAAGCGAGTGGCCGAGTCGGTGTGGGCGCAGGAGTGCCAAAAGTGGGAGCACCTAAAAGACCTAAGCGTCGCCAAGATCATGGGCAAGCCAAAGGATCGGCTCATGGCGCTGTATGAAGACCACGACGTGTACATCATAAACGTGGACAACGTGCCGTGGCTCGTTGATAACTGGGTGGACGGGCGTTTTGACAACCTGATCGTGGACGAAAGCTCGAGGTTCAAAGACCCCAGCACAAAACGTTTTAAGGCGATCAAGACAAAGCTCAAAACGTTTAAGCGCCGCCTGATACTGACCGGCACGCCCACGCCGCAGGGGCTCGGAGATCTATGGTCGCAGGTCGGCATACTTGACCTGGGAGAGCGCCTAGAAACGTCGCTGACGAAGTTTCGCGACAAGTACATGTTCGCGGCGGAAAGGAACCGGCACACCCACGTTGTGTACCGGTGGGACGTACGGCCCGGCATGGACAAAGTAATTAAAGAGAAGATCGGCGACATCTGTTTTAGCATGAAGGCGGACGATTACCTACAGCTTCCGCAGATGACAAAGATCTACCACGAGATAGAGCTAGAGCCTGATCTCATGGCCAAATACAAAGAACTTAAAAAGGAGATGGTGAGTGAGATCGATGGCCGACAAGTTACGGCGGTTACGGCGGCGGCCCTGGCGAATAAGCTTTTACAGTTTACCAGTGGCACCCTTTACACCGAGGACCATAGTAGTGCATACGCGCACTCGACGAAGGTCGAGTTTCTTGAATCTATTATGGAAGAAAACAGCGGCCCGGCTTTGGTCTTCTATCACTACAAAACGGCGCTAGAAAAATTAAAGGAGGCATTCCCATACGCGGAAATGCTAACCGACGAAAACATAGAAAGGTGGAGAGATGGAAAAATAAAGATGATGCTCGCACACCCGCAATCGGGCGGTATTGGACTAAACCTGCAGTGCAACGCGGGCAACGTGGCGCAGTGCGTGTGGTACGACCTACCGTGGAGCTCGGAGAATTATATCCAGGCAAACGCTAGGATTTACCGCCAGGGTCAAACCAAGCCCGTTTTGATACACCACCTGATTGCAAAGAAAACAATCGACGAAAAAGTCGTGCAGGTACTAGAGGGGAAGATAGACCTGCAGGATGCCCTGATGGAATCTTTAAGTCTATGATAATTTATAAAAAGAACTGCGCCGCTCCTCGACTGTCTGACGAGGAGCCGGATTTAATGGAGCAAGAAGACGCCGAGGCAATATCCAGCCTTAGCGAAGGGGGGTGGCTGCCGTGGACACAGGACGACCTGATCGACATCCGTCGCATCATGGAGAGTCGAATGTCGGCCAAGCAGCGGGAGGTCTTAGAAACTTTTTTAATGGGCGGCAACGCCAAGGACTTGGGGGTGACCGAGAAGTATTGGCGGTACCACTTTAAGCGCGGCATTGAATTTATTAAAAAGGAGATGGGGATATGACACGGCTACATGACCTAGAGCAGCAAATCATGGTCGCGTGGGGCACGGCGGAGGATATTGACCTACTGCATAAAATGTTGCTCGACCGCCCAAAGCCAATGTCGGAGGACGAGATCAGTAACGCGCTTCTAGGCATCTGGTCGTTACATCAAATGCGCTGTGAGCAATTATTTCAAACCTATGAACAACTGCTACGACAAGGAGCACACCGTGAAGATACCGAAGCATCTATTGCAGCCCTTACGAAATCCATTTTCGGAGGCCAAGCGCCAGGAGATGGCGGTGGCGATGACAAAGAAGATGATCAACGAGGCGATAAAGGAAAGAAAAAGCTTCGAGGAGCAAAAGAAAAAGGACGAAAACGGGCCTAAATCTGCATAAGTAGAAGTAGGCACGTCGTGAGACGCCCCACGGAGCCCCGGACTCGCGGGCTATAAAACGAGGAGGGAGCCGGGTGGAAGCCCCGGCACGAATTCGGGGTCGGAATAGTTTCGACGTGGGCCAAGGCCTAAGCGGCAACCTTGCGGACCTGGGTGCGACTCCCAGCGACTCCACCATTTTTTTTATACGGAGGTTATAGATGGATAAAGATTTTTTAGACCTGACCGGCGACGGCAAGGTTACCCGGGCCGACGTGCTGAAGGGCCGCGGCGTGTTTAAGCAAGGCGGCGGCGTGGACGGCTTCAAGACCATGCCAAAAATGGCCGCAGGCGGCTCCGCAAAGCCCGGCCTGTACGAGAACATCCACCGCAAGCGCGAGCGAATTGAGAAGGGCTCAGGCGAGCGTATGCGCAAACCTGGTGACGCAGGCGCCCCCACGGCTAAGGCATTCCGGGAGTCGGCCAAGACCGCCAAGAAGTGACCGCGATAGCAATCGCCAGCGCCAGGGGCGTATGCCTGCCGGTGCTGCTGAAGTCTATTGAATGTTATGTCCCCAATGACGTAGACGTTTATCTATCGTCGAGCTTCGACGTTAAGATGCCGGACCGTCGGGTGGTGTGCATGCCGAACGAGGCGACCAATTTTGGGGACGCATACAACCGGGTGGTTAACGAGGCGTTCAAAGAGCACGACGTGGTGATCGTATCAAACGATGACGTGGTGCTGACGCCGACGAGCTACGACAAATTGATGGAAGACTACCGGGTGCTGTCCGAACAGAACCGGGTCGGCTGGGTGGCGGCAAAGTGCGACTACTCTAGGCCCAGCCAAAATATACGTTTTTACAAAAACCTGACGGGGCCTCGGTATCAGGAAGAGGATTGGATATACGAGTGCCCGGTTGTCGCCCCGATATTTGGGGTTATTAATAAATCGGCCTGGATGGACTACGACCCCATCGACTGGTTTAGTGACGACGTGCAGTGCTACGAGATCGTTAAGCGCGGCTTTAAGAATTTCGTGTCACGCTCGTACGTGCACCACGTGGGCAGCCAGACTGTAGGAGAAGATTTCTCGGCGTGTAGAGAAAAAGCGGCGCCTTGGTTAAAGGCGAATAGACCGGAATATTATAAACTTTGGTATTAAACATGGGAAAAGTAAAACATATATTTAAACCCGAAATGTGCGAGCAGTTAATTGAGCTCGGTAAACAGGGCGCATCCCAGAAGATGATGTTTTCTGAGCTCGGCATCGGGCGCAACACGGCCGAGATGTGGAAAAAGAAGCACCCAGAGTTTGCGGAGGCCATGGACGTCGCGCTCGTGCACAGCCAGGCCTTCTGGGAGCGTGAGATGCTGACCAACGTGGGCAACAAGGCATTTAACTCACGCGTCGCTGAAATAGCGTTGAGGGGCCAGTTCCCACAGGACTATAAGGACACGCGCGAGCAGAAGCTCGAGGTCAAGGCGGACGTGGTGGTGGACTTCTCGGGCGCCGTTAACGATTTAATCAAGCAGCTGAAGTCAGCAAAAGACTAATGTAACTAATTTAAGTACGATCGTACCCAATTTGGGTACACCATCAATGGACGAAAAGGGTAGCTCCCCTGCCGGAACCCTTACCGGCTAGTCCACCAAACCGCCAAAAGGGAGGCGCGCATGAAAACTTGCAGTAAGTGTGGTATTCAACAACCACTTAAAAATTTTCACAAAGATTCAAAAAGACCAGATGGCGTTAGAGCTAGCTGTAAAGCTTGCTATTCTCTTTTTCATAAAAATTATTATAAGAACAACACAGAAAAAGTAAAAGCCAAAAATAAAAAAATGTGGCTTGAAAGAAAATATAATATGTCAATTGAACAATACGAAAAAATGAAAAAAGAACAAAATGGAAAATGCGCTATTTGTTTTTCCACACTGAAAGAAGGGTTTTTAACTCATGTCGATCACGACCATAACAACGGAAAAATACGAGGGCTTTTATGCCGTTGGTGCAACACAGCCCTAGGAAATTTTAAAGATTCAATATTAAATTTAAAGAATGCGGTCGAATATTTGAAAAAGTTTGCATAAGTAGTTACATACCTAACCCGCCTAAACAGGAGAACCGCCTTGACCGCTCACGCCGTTTTATCAGCTTCTGCTTCCTATAGATGGCTCCGATGCACCCCAAGTGCCAGACTAGAAGCCACACTCCCCGAACCCCCCAAAAGATCCGGTGACTTTGACTACAGCCAAGAGGGCACCATGGCCCACACCCTGGCGGAGGTCAAGCTTCGCCACCACTTCAACGAGATTGGAATTGATGAATATGAGCGCGAGTACGAGATCATCAAAAACACGCCGTACTTTAACGAAGAGTTTGAGCGGCACGTCGACGACTATGTCCTCTACGTTCGCAGCCAGATCGGTGAGGGCGATCGCGCATACTTTGAGCAGCGCGTGGATTTTTCTGACTTCGTACCTGACGGATTTGGTACTGCTGATGTCATCATACTATCCAAGCACTCAATCCGAGTCATCGACCTTAAATTCGGCCGCGGCGTCCAGGTCGAGGCGAAAGACAACAGCCAGCTAAGGCTGTACGCGCTCGGCGCGTACTCTAAATTTAAGGAAGAGTACCCGGACCTAAAAGAGGTCCAGTACACCATCTACCAGCCCAGGACGGAGAACATCTCAACCGACGGCACGACGGTTACGAGGCTTTTGGACTGGGCCAACTACTTTGTCAAGCCGAAGGCTAAGCGCGCGTGGGCCGGCACCGGCGAGTTTATTCCAGGTGATCACTGTCAATTCTGCCGCGCCAAGGCCACGTGCAGGGCACGCAGCGACTTCGTTACCGAGCTGGCCAAGCTAGACTTCCGCGAGCCGGCCCTGCTCACCGACGAGGAGCTTGAGATGGTACTCGCCCGGGCTGGTCAGCTAAGGTCATACGTGAGCGACCTGGAGTCGTACTTCACAGAGCGCGCGATAAAAGACGGCGTTGCACCCAAGGGCTACAAGCTCGTCACCACCAAGACACACCGGCGCATCACGGACCCGGCCCTGGCCGCGCAGGTGCTGATAGAGAACAACTTTAAGGAGGACGAGATCTGGGAGCCGCGATCGCTTCGTTCGATTGCGCAGCTTGAAAAGCTTGCAAAAAAGGGTTATGTTGCCTCCTTGCTAAACCAACTCATCGCCAGGCCAGAGGGACAGCCCAAGCTGGTAAAGGACGAGAACAGCGCGCAGGAGGATTTTAAATGAGCCCGCAACTTTTTCTTAGCGTCGTCGGGTTGATGTACATCGTCACCTGCTTTTCATACTTTAGGATCCGCCGCGTAGGGATGGCCATAGCGTTTATAGGGTACACCGTCGGCCAGATCGGGCTTATAATTGACGCCTATGAAATGGGAAGCGGAAGTGATAGTTCGTGAAGCCGGCCGGGCGTTTTCGATTCCGGACAATATAATCGAACAGTTTAAACAAGATTTTGATGATGTTAGAAAACGGGACGACAGGGATTACCTAATCTTCTTGCGAAACTCAATCATTATCATCATCAACATGATTAGGCGTGATCCGTCCCTATTAAACGATCAGGAAGTTGTTCAGGATATGATAAAGGCTCTCGCAATGCGGGAGGCTTTGAAACAAAATAAGATGTTGCACGATGCATAATTTTACATCGTGCAACAAAAAAGTATGCGATTTTTGCATAAGTAGTAGTACGGGATTAAAGTCCGCCCGTTAATCGGACTTAAACGTCTAAAAAGGAAGCCAAGATGGCAAAAGCAACTAAAGTCGTAACCGGTAAGGTCCGTTTCTCCTACGCCAACGTGTTTCAGCCAAAGTCGGCAATGGAGGGACAGCCCCCAAAGTACTCCGTGTCAATTATCGTCTCAAAAAACGATAAAGAAACCATCGACAAGATCAACAAGGCAATCGAAGAGGCGAAGAAAGAGTACGCGTCTCTATGGGGCGGATCCGTCCCCAAGGGCCTAAAGGGCGGTCTGCGTGATGGTGACGCGGAGAAGGATGACCCGGCATACGCCAATTCATACTTCATCAACGCAAACTCTCAGCAAAAGCCGAACGTGGTCGACGCGGAGATGAACGCGATCCTGGACCCGTCGGAGTTTTATTCCGGCTGCTTCGGTCGCGCCTCGTTAAGCTTTTATGGATACAACACAAGCGGCTCGAAGGGTATTGGCTGCGGACTGAACAACCTGCAAAAGCTTGAAGAGGGCGAGCGTCTCGGCGGTGCCACCACCGCGGCTGAAGACTTTGCGGTATAACTTTTGTAAAAAAGGAATTTAAATGAAAGAAAAAATTATGGAGCGGGTGAGCTTCTCTAAGTTCTTCCCCCGCAACCAAAACTTTATCGTAATCTCCGGCGAGGCGAAGGCACCGGATGACTTCTGGCTTAACGTCGACATTGGCGACGGTAACGACAAGGCATCGTTCACCTTTACCGACTGGAATCAAAAAAACTCCATGGACCTCCTGCGCAGCATGCAGGAAGCCATGCAAGAGGCGCTTAAGTTCTACGAGAAGGCTCTCAACCTTCCCTCGAACCCTTCTTTAAAGTCTAATCCTTTCGAGGTGTTTGCCGGCAAAAAGGCGGAAGCTGTTGCCAAGAAGCCCGCGGCAAAAAAGGCTAAAAAGAAGTAGTTTTTCCCCGACCGTCTTCCTCTAATATTTAAGACTCCCGGCATAGCCGGGTGAATGTGGCGTGAAAATCCCACAGATGGTCCCCTTTTCACTTTAATCAGAAAAACAAATCACCATGGATCAGTACCAGGAATACATAGCCGCCAGCCGCTACGCACGCTACATCGACGCCGACGGCCGTCGTGAGCATTGGAGCGAGACGGTGTGGAGATACGTCGACTATATCTTTAATCGCACGGAGGCAATTAAAGACAATCAAGAGCTCAAGGACAAAATTTACGAAGCAATCTATAACTTAAAAGTTATGCCGTCCATGCGCGCCATGATGACGGCAGGAAAGAGCGCCGACCGTGATAACACCTGTGTCTACAATTGTTCGTATCTCCCCGTCGACGACCCGAAGTCTTTCGATGAAGCTATGTTCATCCTGCTCTGCGGTACTGGCGTCGGATTCAGCGTTGAGTCTAAATACACTTCTCAGCTGCCCGAAGTGCCGGAGCAACTTTTTGAAAGCGAACATGTTATCGCTGTCCACGACTCCAAAGAAGGCTGGGCAAAAGCCCTGAGGCTTTTAATCGCGCACCTGTATGCCGGCGAGGTTCCGAAGTGGGACGTTAGCAAAGTGCGGCCGGCGGGCGCCAGGTTAAAGACATTTGGAGGCCGTGCAAGCGGCCCAGAGCCTTTGGTAGATTTGTTTCAATTTACCGTCAACACGTTTAAACACGCCAAGGGTCGACGACTAAACTCATTGGAGTGTCACGACTTGATGTGTAAGATTGGTGAGGTGGTGGTCGTGGGCGGCGTGCGTCGCTCGGCCATGATCTCTTTGTCCGACCTAGATGATGAAAGGATCCGTCATGCCAAAGCTGGTCCTTGGTGGGAAACCGCTCCCCATCGCGCCCTGGCCAATAACAGCGCGGTCTATAACGAGACTCCGCCGGTTGGAAAGTTTATGGAAGAGTGGCTGTCCCTATACAACTCTCATTCTGGAGAGCGCGGGATTTTTAATCGTGAGGCCGCGCGCAAGACTGTTGCAAAATATGGGCATCGCGATCCCGATTACGAGTTCGGAACCAACCCCTGCTCCGAGATCATTCTCCGCCCGTATCAATTCTGCAATCTCACAGAGGTTGTGGTACGACACGACGATACCCTTGATACGCTTAAAGACAAGGTTGAGATTGCTACGATTCTGGGGACGATTCAAGCAACTTTTACAAAGTTTCCGTACCTAAGAAAAGTGTGGCAGAAGAACACCGAAGAGGAGCGCTTGCTTGGTGTGTCTCTGACGGGCATCTATGACAATACGGAGATGTGCAAAAATGATCAAATTCTCGCCGGAATCCTTGGACAGCTTCGGGAGCACGCCCGTGGAACGAATAAACATTGGGCCTCCGTTTTCGGAATCTCTGAAAGCGCAGCTATTACTTGTGTTAAACCATCGGGAACAGTATCGCAGCTCGTTAATAGCGCTTCAGGAATACATCCGCGACACTCCAAATATTACATCCGACGAGTCAGAGGCGATAAAAAAGATCCTCTCAGCGCTTTCCTCGTCAGCCAGGGGGTACCAGCAGAGGACTGCGTTTACAAGCCGACTCAAACGACTGTTTTCAGTTTTCCACAAAAAGCCCCGGCGGGCCTCGTCCGAGACGACGTGTCCCCTGTCAGTCATCTCGAGCTCTGGCTCCGATACCAGCGAGACTGGTGCGAGCACAAGCCCTCGGTGACAATCTCCGTCGAGGAGAAAGACTGGCCCGAGGTTGGCGCGTGGGTCTGGAAGCACTTTGACGAAATTAGCGGCGTATCATTCCTGCCATACGATGGGGGCACGTACCGCCAGGCCCCCTACGAGGAGTGCACCGAAGAGCAGTACAATGCGTTACTATCCAAGATGCCGAAGCTTGACTGGGGTAAGTTTAAGGAAGAGACGGACAACGTGGAGGGCGCGCAGATGCTTGCGTGTGTTTCCGGGGTGTGCGAAATTTGATGGGTGTTGCATGGTGAAGTAGCTTGGAGGGGGCGTCAGGCAGGCCTCGAGAGGATGTGGCAAGCGGTGTATTTTCCTGCCTTCATAACCGCGTGTTGTAGCCACCAAATCTGGCCCCCTACTTTTTTGTCGGAGAATGTTTATAATTGCCGACATTTCCGTATCAACCGCCGATTCGTCGGCCTGCCTTAGGAGCACAAAATGTCAGTACACGCATCAATAGACTTTGAAACCCGCAGCGCCGTAGACTTGCCAACCTACGGGCTGGACAAGTACGCCAAAGACCCAAGCACCGAGGTTATATGCATGGCCTACAGCGTGGACGGCTCGCACGTCCAGCTCTGGGTGCCGGACATGCCACTGCCGGAGTGGGTGCTGGACTACGACACCAGATTCTCGGCGTGGAACGCGGCGTTTGAGTACAACATCCTGCGCCACGTATTAAAGATAAAGGTCGAGTGGGAGCAGTTCACCGACACCATGGCCATGGCCGCGGCCAATAACCTCCCGCAGTCCCTGGAAGACTGCGCGATTGCGCTCAGTGTCACCGAACAAAAAGACCCCACCGGCAAGAGGCTTATTCAGAAGCTATCCAAGCCCAAGCGCAACGGAGAGTTTGAGCGCGACCCCCTGCTACTCGCCCAGATGTACGAGTACTGTAAGCAGGACGTCAGGACCGAGATGGCGATCGCTAAGACGCTGCGGGCCCTGAGCGACCAGGAGCAGGCGGTGTGGGTGATGACGCAGAAGATAAACGACCGCGGCGTGCCGGTAGACCCAAGCGAGCTGGCCAACGCGATTGCGGCGGTGGCTACCAACAAGGCGCAGATCGAGTCCGAGATTACCGTCTTGACCGGCGGCATTACCGCCAATCAGCCGGCCAAGCTGCTCGAGTTACTTCGAGTCGCCGGGATCCTTGTCGAGGACCTCACCGCCGAGACCGTCGCCAAGCTCCTTGCAGAGGCTCAGATACCAGACAAGGTCAGGCGGATTCTTGAGCTCCGGAGGCAGGGTTCTCTCACCAGCGTAGCCAAGTACGAAAAGATGCTTGAGGTCCAGGTCGGCGGCCGTATCAGGAACACGCTCGTCTACCACGGAGCCTCCACCGGGCGCTTCGCCTCCAGGGGCGGGCTGAACCTTCAAAACCTGGCCCGGCCTAGCATAGAAGGAGACGCCCTAAATGAGGCCATAGAGCGGACGCTGGTGCTTGGGAAGGGCGGCACCATGGACGATCTGTCCAGCCTCGTCAGGAGCGCAATTAAAGCCCCTGGCGGGTATGTTTTTGTCGACGCCGACTTCTCCAGTATAGAGAACAGGGTCGCGTCCTGGATCGCGGGCCAAAAGGACAAGGTGGAGATGTTCAGGGCGGGCCTGGATGAGTACAAGACCTTCGCCTCAAAGAGCCTGTACAAGGTGCCCTACGAGGGGGTGACCAAAGACATGCGGCAGATCGCAAAGTCGGCCGTCCTCGGGTGTATGTTTGGGCAGGGATCCAAGGGGCTGGTCGACTACGCCGACGGCATGGGCGTGAAGATGACCCAGGCCGAAAGTGAGCGGGCCGTGCAGGCCTACCGCAGCGAGTACCACCGCGTTAAGTCCGCGTGGGGTGAGTTTGAGCAGGCAGCCATTCAGGCCATTGAGGTGCCGGGTACGGCAGTCCGTTCAGGCAAGGTCGCCTTTAAGGTCGCCCGAGGAGCCCTCTGGATGCAGCTCCCCAGCGGCAGGCTTATTTGCTGGCAGCGGCCCCAGGTCGAGCTCCAGCTGATC